GGGTCTATAGTTATACACATATAGTAGTAACTCTTCTTCTGCTCTTGATCGTTGTAGAATTGTAAGTTTTTTGTTAGATCTATTCCATTTAAATTCAATGAATGATCCAAACATGCGTCCTACTAGTTCTTGGTATCCTGCAAACATTGCATACGTAGCAAGACCGCCCATATTAGAAGAACTTAGCAAATAGGTATTTGTGTAAGCCATATTGAATGGTTCGAACAATGTTCCGCCATCGCCACCGCCTGTTCTTGACCCTATTGATCTGCGGAAAATTTGTCTAACTTCCATAACTTCGTCTGGTAATATATAATCATTTTGATCAATAACTGTTGGCAAGAAAAAATACGATTCTTCAACACTGTTATCAGAACGCTGTCTAAATTTTGCAAGTGCTGTATTTAATGCTGTTTCGTAGTGATCCGGATCTAATTCAACGTCAATCATGCCGCCGCCTAGATTAAGTTCTACATACTTGTAAACTTCTTGTCTTTTTGTGTTAATATTATTAGCCATGTTCTTTCATCTCCGCTATACTATTTATGCAACGATAAATAACATTACTATGCCAAGACTCAGTTTATATAAACCCGAAAGAGGGAAAGATTACGATTTCTTAGATAAGACTATAACAGAGATGTTTACTGTCGGAGGTACCGACGTATTTGTTCACAAATACTTAGGTCCTAAGAACCCAGAGGAAGTAGATGCAACTGCTGATCAACCTCGTTATGATGCTGTTAAAGAAACTAACATACAAGATATGTTGTTTATGGAAAACAGAGATAGAAAATACGATCCAAACATTTATACTATGAGAGGAATCTACAACGTAAGTGATGTAGATTTTGACATGAGTCAATTTGGATTGTTCTTACAAAACGATATTGTTTTTATGACAATACCTATTAATTACAGTGTTAAGGCACTGGGTCGAAAAATTATGGCAGGAGATGTAATTGAATTGCCGCATCTAAAAGACGAATTTGCATTAAATGATTATAGTGTAGCATTAAAAAGATTTTATGTTGTAGAAGATGTTAATCGTGCAAGCGAAGGATTTAGTCCTACTTGGTATCCGCATTTGTATCGTGTTAAAATGAAACAGATTATGGATAGTCAAGAGTTTAAAGAAATTCTTGACTTGCCAACTGAAGAAGGTAGTTCACAAACATTACGTGATGTATTATCAACTTACGAAAAAGAAATGCAAATTAATAATGCAATTATTTCGCAAGCTGAAGCAGATGCAGATATGTCAGGTTATGATACTACAAGTTTCTTTACATTACAAGTTGATGAAAATAATATTCCAGAAGTAGTTAGAGCTGATCAAAATGACATTGATGCTAGTATTGCTAGTGGAAATTTAGATGCAAGTAGAGTTAATCAAACACCTGATAGAAATGGATATCAGGGATATTTGATTGGAGACGGAATTGCACCCAATGGTGAAGCATTTGGTAGCGGAATTAGTTTCCCTACAACTAGTGTTGAAGGCGACTATTTCTTAAGAGTTGATATGTTTCCAAATAGATTGTTTAGATACAATGGATCAATGTGGGTTAAAATGGAAGATAAAGTACGTATGACGCTGAGTAATACTGATACTAAGAAAACACAAAAAGGTAGCTTTATTAATAACACTAATACTGATACTATTGGCGGCGAAGAGACTGTTGAAAGACAAAGTATTTCGAAAGCACTTAGACCAAAGGCGGATAATTAATGCAACATTTCTATGATGGTCAAATAAGAAGATATGTTACACAATTAGTAAGGTTGTTTAGTAACTTTTCGTATAAAGACGGCGACGGTAAAATAGTACAAGTACCTGTTTTATATGGAGATATTACACGTCAAGTAGGACATATTCTTAGAGACAATTCCGAAAATAAAGTTCCGAGTGCACCTCGTATTGGTGTATATATTACTGGACTTGAACAAGACAGATCAAGGACAGCTGATTCTACATATACTAATAAAGTTAATATTCGTGAACGTGCTTATGATGTCGAAAATAAAGAGTACTTAAACACTCAAGGAAAAAATTATACAGTCGAACGTATTATGCCAAGTCCATATACACTTAACATAAATGTAGATATATGGTCAACTAATACAGATCAAAAATTACAAATACTTGAACAGATATTAATGCTGTTTAATCCTAGTTTAGAAATACAAACTACAGACAACTATATTGACTGGAGTAGTTTAACTAGTGTTGAACTTACATCTATGAGTTTTAGTAGTAGATCAATTCCAATTGGTACAGAAAGTGATATTGATGTAGCGCAATTAGGATTTACAACACCTATCTATATTAATATGCCAGTTAAAGTTAAAAAGCTCGGTGTTATTACTGATGTCGTAATGAGTATATTTGACGAATCAAGAGGAAGTATTTCGTTAGGTACATCACAACCAGAATTACTTGCATGGACTGATACAAATCGTCCTGCAATGAGAGGTACAGATCCTAATAACTTTACCCCGGCTGGCAATGGTCCGTTTGATACTAGCAGTCTTACAGGAAACGTAATGGCATCTAGTTGGGGTAGTTTTGATATGCAAGTACTCAACGGAATTGCACAACTAATATATAAAGGTAGACTCGGTGGAGTATCTTGGCCTAAATTCTTAGAAGGAGCTCCAGAAGGACCTGGCTTTCAAAACGGACTTACACAATTACAAGTACAACGAGTTACAATCGAAGGAGAATCAGTTACTAATAGCGTAAATGGTGTTGTCACATTAAACTCTCTTGATGATACACAATTATTAGTGCAATGGGACCCAGACACTATACCTACAAATACTGATTTTCCAACTGTTAGCGGAAGAAACAATACTGGAAGTGTAGATTTAATTATCGATCCTGAAAAATATAATCCAGATGTAGATCCAACAGATGCTGGAGCAAGAGTACTATTACTTGGCAATCTAAATAACAGTGAAAATGTTGGCGGATTAATGACATTTGGCCAAGATCCAAATGACGGAAGTAGTAGAGACCCGTATGATGGTCCAGATGCTTGGAAAAATGCAGACGGTACAGATTTTGTAGCAAACGAAAACGACATTGTAGAATGGGATGGATATCAATGGCATATCGTATTTGATGCTAGTGCAGACCCAGGTACAACTACAAAGTATGTTACTAATCTTAACACTGGAATTCAGTACAGATGGACCGGATCTGATTGGATTTTATCGTTCGAAGGATTATACCGAAAAGGAACATGGCGACTAGCATTCTAAGATAACTAGTTATATGAACCATGAGATAATTTGTAGCGGAGCATTAATTTATTCGCTAAGTACGAAACGATTCTTATTATTACACCGCACACAAAGCAAACAAAAAAATGTTTGGGGACTTGTTGGCGGCACTAACGGTAAGGATGAACTCCCTTGGCCTGCTTTGCAACGAGAAATTCACGAAGAAGTAGGTGGATTACCTAATATAATCAAAACTATTCCCCTTGAAACATTTGTTAGTACTGACGAAAAATTTAGCTTTCATACGTATCTAGTAGTTATAAAAGAAGAATTTTTACCTGTACTTAATGCCGAACACGATGGATATGCATGGGTTAGTTTTGGAAAGTGGCCTATGCCTTTACATATGGGATTACGTAGCACTTTGCAAAATAAATCAAATCAAACAAAATTAAAAACAGTTTTTGATTTAATAGGATTTTTAGAAAATGAAGAAAATTAAAAACATTACTATAGTAGGTGGTGGATCAGCGGCATGGCTTGCGGCTACTTATATTCAAAATAACTTTTGGGATTTACCTGTTACAGTAATTGACAAAGAAGTAGGTAATCCTATTGGCGTTGGTGAAGCAACCGTTTTAACTTTTCCGCATTTTTTAAGAAAGTGCGGAATTAATCTACCCCAATGGTTTGCTAATATTGATGCAACTTATAAATCAGGAATTGAATTTCCTGGATGGCGGAAGCCAGAAAACAATGTGTGGCATCCTTTTTACTTGAATAGAAGTTATTTCACTCAAGGATGTACAGCGTATGATCTTTGGGCGCAACACCAAAATTTAGATTTCAAAACTACATCTGTACCTACATACGAAGTTAACATGATGAATAAATTAGATATGTGGGGAGCATTTGAAACCTTAGCGTATCATATTGATGCAGGTAAATTAGTAACTGAATTACAAAGAATTTGTCAAAATAATGTAACTGTAATTAAAAGTGATGTT